GGTGAGGTGTTGAACGATGTGACTGTGGGTGAATATGATGTGGTGATGGACACAGGGCCAGGCTTCCAGAGCCGCAGACAACAAGCCGTTGAAAGCATGATGCCCTTGCTCACAGGCAATGCAGAACTGTTCAACATTGCGGGTGATTTGGTGTTCAGGAACATGGACTTCCCAGGCGCTGATGTGATTGCAGACCGCCTTGCCGCCATGAACCCAATGGCTCAACTTGATGAGAAATCAGACATCCCGCCACAGGCTCAGATGGAATTGGCGCAGTCTAAGCAAATGATTCAACAGCTTCAACAGCAATTGCAAGCCGCTGGTCTTGAAATCAACAATCGGGCGCAAGTGGCGCAGATCAAAGAGGAAGGCGCTAACAAGCGCAAACTCATGGAAGTCACTGCCAAAGCGCACAACACCGAGACAATGGCTGAAGTCAAGGTCAATGATCAAAACACTAGATCGATCACTTCTCAGAACAAGACTGAGATTGATGCCTTGGTCAAAATCTTGTTGGCAAGAATGTCGCCTAACGAGTTGTTGGGTGAGATTGACCGCCTAAATGCTGAACAACAGCAATATGCACAGTTTGCCGCCCAAGACATTAGCCAAGGTGCAAACCCGCTTATCCAATCTGGTGGACAAATGGCACAGTAATTGACAGATAACAAATTAGGGTAAATAATTACTCAAACCTTACCTGTGAGGCTCACAGGGAAAATTCTTAGGGAAACCTATGTCAGAAGTTCAGGAAGCACCACAAGTGCAACCAAAGGTAGCCGCTAATGTGGTTACAAGTGAAAATTTAGCTGAATTTAACGCTAAGAGAATGGGTTTAGCTGATTCAACGCCTAGCGAGGCTGCACCGAGTGCAGAGCCGCCAGAGGTCGATAATGGGCAGAGTGAACCAGTTGAAGCGTCAGAGGAAGCGACAGCAACAGAGGATCGAAAACGAAATCCTAAGTTGGAAATTCGGTTTGAGAAGATAACCAAGCAGCGTGAAGAAGCGAGAGAAGAAGCTCGCAAAGAGCGTGAAGCAAGGGAATCTTTAGAAGCCAAGGTCAGGGAACTTGAAGGCAGAAATCAGCCCCAAAAGGTTGAAGCGTCTGAAGAACCCCGACCAGAGCAGTTCACTGATATGTATGAATATGCGAAAGCATTGACAGACTATAAAGTGGATCAGCGGTTAGCGGAAGAAAAGCAAAAGGAAGCACAGGCTAAAGTAGAGGCTCAAAGGCAACAAGTGATAAACACTTGGGCAAAGCGAGTTGAATCTGCCAAAGCTGAGATGCCTGATTTTGAGGCAATGGTTGGGTCTGCCGATGTTGTTGTGAGCAACGAAGTGCGTGATGCAATCTTTGAATCAGAAGTTGGCCCTCAAGTGCTATATCACTTGGCTGAGAATCCCGAATTGGCTGAAAAACTGCAAGGCATGACAGTCACATCGGCATTGAGAACTATTGGGAAATTGGAGGCTCAGTTTGAAAAAGCAGAGCCTCAGACAAAGACTGTTGTTGGGAAAAGTAAAGCGCCAGCACCGATTAATCCGATAAGGTCTGCGGCTAATGGGCGTGATGTGAATCTAACTTCCGATGGGAAGTTTCATGGTTCTTATCAGGCTTGGAAAGCGGCTAGACTTTCAGGGCGAATCCGCTGACATAAACCCATTCTTTGAAAGTAATACAAAATGAGTAATAATCTTTTGACGATTTCAATGATCACCAATGAAGCATTGATGGTCTTAGAAAATGAATTGACCTTTTCGTCAGAGGTCGACCGCAACTATGATGATCAATTCGCTGTTTCAGGCGCAAAGATTGGTAACACACTCAATGTTCGTAGACCAGGCCGTTTCATCGGCACTACTGGCCCTGCACTGAATGTTGAGGACTTTAACGAGACTTCTGTTCCCGTTACCTTGTCAACTCAGTTCCATGTGGACACACAATTCACCACATCCGATTTAACATTATCTTTGGATATGTTCTCTGATCGTGTATTGAAGCCCGCTGTCGCTGCTGTCGCCAACAAAATTGACTTTGATGGTTTGACAATGGCTAAGAACGCAACTGCCAACATCGTTGGTACTGCTGGTACACCTCCCACATCCTTGCTCACCTACTTGACCGCTGGTGCTTACTTGGATGCTGAAGGCGCACCCCGTGATGGTCGTCGTTCATGTATCGTTGAGCCTTTCACTGGCGCAACCATTGTGGACAGCTTGAAGGGTTTGTTTGTTCCATCCGATGTGATTGGCAAGCAATACCAAAAGGGCATGATGGGCCGTGACTCTGCTGGCATGAACTGGAAAATGGATCAGAACATTGTGAACCAAACTTTTGGTTCATACTCAACTGCTACATTGTCTTGCGCTACCACAACCGCCACTGGCTTCTTGACAACTGGTTGGGCACAAACATCTACCATTGCATTGACTGCTGCAACCGCAACCGCTGGTTTGAAGCAAGGCGATGTGATTCAGATCGCTGGCCTGTACGCTGTTAACCCCCAGAATCGTTCTGCATACGGCTCTGGCAAACTGCGTAACTTTGTTGTGACTGCTGATGTGACTGTTGCCACTTCTGGCACTACTGCCGTGACTGTCAGCCCCGCTGTCATCACTGGTGGTCAGTTCCAAAACACAACTGTGACTTCTACAAGCGCAACCGCTGTTGTGACTCCTTTCAACAACACTGGCACTGTGTCTCCCCAAAACATCGTTATGCACAAAAATGCATTTACGCTGGCTACGGCTGACCTGGAATTGCCAGACGGAGTGGTCTTTGCTGGTCGTGCAAGCGACAAGGAATTGGGCCTTTCTCTCCGTGTGATTAGGCAATATACAATCAACAATGACAGTATTCCAACTCGTGTGGATGTCTTGTATGGTTGGGCCCCTCTGTACCCCGAACTCGCTTGCCGAGTTGCGGCTTAATTAACTAAGGAAGGAAACGCATCATGGCTAATCCAGGCGCAGCAACCACAGTAAGTAACCACCCGATTCAGTTGTCTAGCAACCAAGCAATTCGCTTGATCGGCTCTGCTCAGTCAGTCAACCTTAACGCTGTAGGCGACACAACCGCACCAATCTTGGTGTCTGGTCGTGTTAGCGTGGCTTATGTTTTGGTTACTAACGCAAGCGTCAGCTTGACTACCGCACAAGTGGCTGTTTACACAGCACCTAGCGCTGGTGGTACAGCCGTGTTGTCAGCAACAGCCTTAACTGGTGCTACAACTGCCGCTAAAGTGGTAAACACAGCCGCATCTTCAACAGATGCAATCACAGGCGCAAATCTGTATATTCGTAACACCACTGCACAGGGCGCAGCCGCCACAGCAGATGTGTTCATTTACGGCTATGACCTGACATTCTTGCCATAAAAATGGCTTGAAATAATTGAAAAGGCTGCCCTCAAAAGGGGTGGCTTTTTCTTTTTTAGAACATATAATTTAATGAACTGAAAGGCATTGGTATGTCAAATTACTCACAGATTTCCGCTACCACTTTGGTAAAGAATCAGCCTGGCAAACTTAAAGGCATTTTTTGCACAAGCGCCACTAGCTCACCCACAGTCACTGTGTACGATGCCCAAACCCCTGACACAACTGTCAAAATCATTGACACTTACACAATGTCAGCGGCACAAAACATCAACTTCTTTGATGGCATAAATTGTGAAAACGGCTTGTATGTCGTGATTAGCGGCACTGCAAGCGTAACTGTTTACTTTGAATAATGTCTAACAGCGCGGCTGTCACTCAGACAACCAACATTGTCCCTGTTCAGGGCGTTTTTGCCCCTGAGCCTACCTTTGCCCTCCAATACTTTGTTGGGCCAGCGGGAACGCCTTTCTATGGCCCTGCAAACGCCACCTTTACAAGCATTACGACTGTAACTGGCACGATCACCACAACCCCATCTGCTGATACTGACATTGCCAACAAGGGATATGTGGATTCGGTTGCCCAAGGTCTTGATGTCAAAGCATCGTGCGTTTATTCGACAACGGCAAACATTACCTTGTCGGGTCTTGGCACTCAAGGCGGTGGTGATTGGGCATCAAGTCTAAGTGAGGGTGATCGGGTTTTGGTCAAGAATCAGTCAAGCAGCCAATTCAACGGCATCTATGTGGCCTCTGCGACTGCTTGGTCACGATCAGCCGACATGAATGTTTGGGCTGAAGTCCCATCAGCGTTTACATTTATTGAATCAGGGACAACCCTAGCTGATACGGGATGGGTTTGCACTGCCAATCAGGGCGGCACAATTGATGTGACTCCGATCACTTGGTCACAGTTTTCGGGTGCGGGTTCTTATTTAGCGGGAACAGGGTTAACCCTTACAGGCAACACTTTCAGCATCACCAACACAGGCGTTACAGCCGCTGCTTATGGTTCTGCTTCTCAAGTTGGGACTTTTACTGTCAATGCACAAGGCCAATTAACTTTGGCGGGTAGCACAAACATTGCAATTGCCGCCACTCAAATCACTAGCGGCACGATTGACACTGCCCGTATATCAGGATCATATACAGGCATCACAGGCGTTGGGACACTCACCAATCTGAGTGTGACCAACACGATCACAGGATCAATTTCAGGTAATGCGGCAACTGCAACATCTGCAACAAATCTTGCAAATGGAACTGTTGGTGCAATTCCTTATCAAACTGGCTCTAGCGCAACCGCATTTTTGAGTGCTGGCACAAACGGACAAGTGTTGACCTTGGCATCGGGTATTCCCTCATGGGCAACTCCGACCACAGGAACTGTGACTTCTGTTGCCCAAACCTTTACGGGTGGCATCATTTCTGTTGGCGGCTCACCCATCACAACTTCAGGCACATTGGCTCTGACTGTGGCGGGAACTAGCGGTGGTATTCCTTACTTCACAAGCGCATCGGCATGGGCATCTTCTGCGGCTTTGGCGGCAAATGCTTTGATGGTTGGTGGCGGTGCGGGATTAGCCCCTAGCACGATTACAACAGGCACAGGGGTAGTGACAGCCTTGGGCGTGAATACAGGCTCTAGCGGGGCTTTTGTGGTCAATGGTGGGGCTTTGGGTACACCATCAAGCGGAACAGTTACCAATCTGACAGGAACTGCCTCAATCAACATCAACGGCACTGTTGGCGCAACCACTCCGACAACAGGAAAGTTCACCACAATTGATTTCAGCAGCACTTTGGCGGTATCAGGTGCAACGGGTTCTGCGGGTCAAGTTCTAACTTCTAATGGCTCAAGCGCACCGACTTGGACAACCCCGACCGCCTATGCGACTGTGACCGATGACACCACCACAAATGCGGTGCGTTATCCACTGTTTGCAAATCAGACCACAGGCAACCTGACAACCGAATATGTGAGTTCTACCAAGCTGAACTACAACCCAAGTTCAGGATTGCTCACAGCAACGGGCTTTAGCGGCTCTGGTGCGAGTTTGACAAGCCTCCCTGCGGGTCAACTATCAGGAACGATTCCAAGCGGTGTATTGGGCAATTCAAACCTTTATGTTGGCACGACTTCCATTGCTTTGAATCGGTCAAGTAGCGCACAGTCTTTAACAGGCGTGAACATTGATGGGTCAGCGGGTTCTGCAACGACTGCGGGAACGGCAACAAATGCCACAAATGTGGCAATTACTGATGATACGACCACAGCCTCAGATATGTATATTTCTTGGGTTACTGCTAGTACAGGAAATTTGCCTAACAAGGTATCATCGACTAAACTCAAATTTAATCCATCCACAGGCGTTTTGACCGCAACTGGTGGCGTTCTTGGAGGCACATTCTGATGTGGAAAATACTAGAAATTCAAGCCAATGGCGATCTGATCACAGGCGCTAGGTATTTCTGCGCTAAAAACGGGGTTGACACAGAAGGTTGGTGGCAGTTTGCCGAGCCTGTCTTGAACACTCCATTTGCCGATGTGACCGAGGAAATGGTTATTGGTTGGGTTACAAAAGACATTGGCGCACAAGTTGAGGCAAGGCTTGATGAGCAAGCGGCAGTCACTCAAAAAACTGTGGTTGCCCCTTGGTTGCCCCAAGTCTTTACACCGAGCATCTAAATGGCACAAGCTGGCTTTACCCCCATCCAACTGTACTTTAGCAGTACAACCACCAATGTTCCTTTGGCGGCTAATCTTACCAATGGTGAGTTGGCAATCAACACGGCTGATGGCGTTCTGTTTTACAAAGATTCGGGCGGCACAGTACGCACCTTGGCAAAGGTTAATTCTGCCC